TTTTTGATAGTGTAGATATACTCATTTGTTTCTCCTATAATATTTATCTTATTATAATCCTGCTATTTCACCAGTGTTTTTCAATCTTAATGGTACGTAGATGAACTCAACTGCTTTGACTGGCTCAATCGCAATGTCTAAGTACAACTCGTTTCTATCAATTCTAGTAGGTGTGTTGTTGGATTCGTCACACACAACTAGGAAGTCATAGATTGCTCTATTACCAACTAATTCAAGTAATAAACTTTCTGCTTGAGCCTTGATCTCATCTCTTGTGATTTTATCATTTGGTTCAAACACATAAGGTCTTGCCAATTTGTTCAATTGACTTCTTAAGTAAATTACTAATCTAGCAACATTGATTCTGTCTAGTGCAGAACTTCCAGCAAATCTAGTTTTTTGTCCGTAGTTGACTAAACCAGCACCTGTTATGAAAGTGATTGGGTTAACATTGTTTGCGTACAATGTGTCTCTTTGACCTTCATTCAATGCTGATGGAACAAATTCGCCTTCGCTGTTGATATAACCAGTTGAACTAGCATTTGTGATTCCGCCTCTTCTTGTGCCTGCTGGAGCAAACCAAGGGAAAGAAACTTGATCACTTAACGCAATTGTTCTTAACATCATGTGTGATGCTGGTACAACCACATTGTTACCGAAGTTGTCGCTTGTGAATCCTGATGGATAAAATACACCCAAGTATTCATCTGTTGAAACTAAACCGTTGTCATTGTCTTCAACTGCTAGGTTTACATTGGTTGCCCAATTTTGTAAACTTGTAGCATCTGGGGTTAATCTCATTGGAGAGTCACCAACGATAAACGCTGATAAGCCTCTGTCATTGTTAAGTGAAATCATTTCACCGATCAATTCTGGATAACCTGGAGTTGCCATTAAATTAAACAATCTAGATTCGTCATCTCTAATCTCTTGATTAGAATTTAACATTGCTTGTAAAGATTGTACAATAACTTTACGTTGTGCTTTTCTTCCAAATGATCCTGAACCATCTGGTTGATTAGCAGACTCTGTTGTCCATCTGTGAGGATAGTAGTTTGTCATTACTGTGTCAGCATCAGAACCTCTAGTGTTTTTTGCTGTCAAGTCCACATAGTTTCTTTGGAATTTTTTCACATTGAAACCAGAACGTCTTGTGTTCCATAACAACATACCTGCTGGGTAAAGTGCTGGATCTGGAGCATCAGTGTCTAAATAATCGCTTGATAATAAATCAGCAATTGAAGCCGCAGTTGCATTTTGTCCTGCTGTACTCCATCTTGCGTCAGCAAACAATATTCCGTTTTCTGTTGTTTGATCAGTTTTGTCTACTTCAATCCATTTTAGTGTAGAAGCATTCCATTTGTAAATGGTTGGATAGTTTTCTAAATCTGCTGTTGAAATCCATAAGTCACCTTCTACAAGTGCTGTGCCATCTGATTGAACAGTTGGAGCAGTTGCTGATACTGTTGGACCTGCTGGATCAGAATCTGTTACTGCTGAGTAACCTTTCCATGTTGGTACACCATTTATGCTTTTTAATACCATGATATCAACTTCGTCGATAACTGATGAGTACCATAATTGACCATCTGCCGCAGTAGTTGTCACTGCTGTGTCGCTGGCTGTGTATGTTAAAATTTTCCAGTTACTTGCTCTTAGGTTTGAACCATCTGCGTATAAATTTGGAGTTCCTGATTTGTTAGTGTAGTTGTAAGCACCAAAACCAGCATCATTTAAAATGCTGTTTGTGTCCACAATAACAAAGTCTCCGCCTGCTGTGTGTTCAATTACAATTCTATTAGTTGAATCTACACTGGCTTTGATGTTTGTGAAACCCGAACCATTAATAGCACCTGCTATTAAATCAGCATCAGTTGCCGCACCTGTTGGTGAAACACTTACAGTGATAGGAGCATTTAATGCCGCTTGACCAACAATTGATTCAGCAATAGTGAACGAAGCCGCACCTGCTGAAACCTGTGTAGCAATCACTGAACTAGTGATTGAAGTAGAACCAGTTGATTCTCTTCTCATAATTGTTTGTGTTAAAGTAGCACCAGATGATTGATTCCAATCAATGTATAAATCACCTACAGCAAGATTTGTACCACCACCTGTTCTGTCTAAGTTGTATAGAGCAGACTCATTACTTGCGTAGATTGGTGCTGAAATTTCTTCCCATAGTTTTGTTGTGCCGTTGAATTTTTTCACTGACCAACTAGCACCTGAATTAGGTGTTGTTGTTTTAACCCATACAGAACCTGTTGGTCTTGGGTTTGTGTCTGTTGATTTAAATTCTGGAACTGAAGTGTGTGCTGACACTTGTAATGCTGGCACATAGTAAGTGCCTGTAGCAATACCTAATGCGATTGCTGTGTCCAATGTTCCACTTGTGATTTGAATGTCAGCATCTGCTGAACCATTGTAATAGATCGATAATAAACCACCAACTGCTCTTGCTGATAAACCTGAAACTCCTGCTCCTGTAATATCCGAAGCCACATCAGCAACCGTTGTGCCTGATGTTGTGATTTGATTTGTACCACCATTAATGATAATGTTGAATGTTGTGCCTGACCCAATTACTCCTGTGTAACCTGTTGTTGCTGTAGATCCTGACACAGTTGGATTTGAAGCCACCCAAGCCGCTGTGCCTACACCTACCCATGAACCATCATATTTTTTGTAAAACATTTCATTGGAATCATCTGTAGTTACCACAGCATAATCACCTGCTTGTCCAACAGATTCTTTTGGACCATCATGATCGTTAGTCACTGAATTGTAGTTTTTCAATTGAGTTGTGTCTGTAATTGCTAATGGAATTTTGTTTGTGAATGATTGTCCACCAGTTGTAGATGCTGAAGCACCATTCCATTCTTGAATTCCAAATTTTGTGTTTGATGTGTCTAACCAGTATGTGCCTGATGCTGGATCAGCCGCTGGTGCTGTTGCTGTTGCTTCCAATTGACCTAAGTCAACATCTGCTCTTACAACGTATGCTCTGTTGGCAACACCTAAATATGAATAAGCCGCTTGTAATCCGTATTCGTTTGTTTCACCACCATTAATAGGATTATTGTTTGCGTCTGTTTTGAAAATTGGATCACCAAATGTTTCTGCTAATTCTCTTTGGGAAGTCATCAAGTACGCTTTGCCGGCGTTTGCCGCTGTGGTACCTTGTGCTGTTCCTGTTCCTGAACTGTTTGTTTTGTCTTGTGCCGAAGCAACAAATATCATTGGGACTGTGCCCGGTTCTGCTGGTGTGTAGAAACTTTCGTCTATTACACTAACCTGTACTCCTGGTGAAACTAATGCCATTTTTTCTATCTCCTATTAAAGTGTAAAACTTTATTATTGTTAGTATTTATGACGATTGCTCAAATCGTGCTGTATTACACACCAAAGAAAAGGGACAGAAAAGGGCAGGTAAATACAGTCGTATGAGACCATTATGTATCAAATGTAACGAAAGACCTTCTGCTGTAAACTATAAAAAGGCAGGCAAAACCTATTATAGACGACAGTGTGAACAGTGTTTGCGATATGGTGGTCCCAGTGGATATCAGCCCAAATGGTACGTGGCTGGTTATAGAGCAAAGGACAAATGTGACAAGTGTGGTCACACCAGCAAGTTCAAACAACACTTTAACGTGTTTCACGTGGATGGTGATTTAAATAATTGTAAATTCAATAATCTTAAAACGGTGTGTGCTAATTGCCAAAGATCTTTGCACCTTGAAGGAATCCGTTGGCAACAAGGCGATCTTGTACCTGATTTTTAAGTTCTGAAATTGTGCCATTGTTGGTGAATTCTGCGTTGAAATCAGTGTTGGCCCATGCCCATTCTGATGGATGCACATCTTTGGGTTTTTGTCCTATGTCTTGATACATTCTAAACCAAACAGGCAGTTGTCCTCTTTTTACCCACCATACTTCGCCTTTGATTTCTTTTATCATATCTGCTTCGTTTTCAAAACGCACATCTGGAATAACCCAATTGATTTGAGGGTTGTCTAATATTTTCTTTTTTGTTAAACTTACCCACACACCATCATAAAATCCGTCTCTCATGCATTCTGTACCGAACACTTGTAGCACATATCTTGGAGTGATGGTTCGGCCCATTTCTTTGCTCCAGAATTCGTCAGGTTGTTCCCTCCAGGTTCTGCTCATGTCAGTTTTGCCATCCAGCAACTGTCGATCCCAATCAAACATTTCGGCCACACTGTCCTTAAGTTTGTCGGCAAAAGATAATTTTTGAAAATTGTGTTCTTTTACTAAAAAGTCAGCAATGGTATCTTTACCGGAACCTATCAGTCCGCATATTCCTATAATCATAATTGTAATTGTTTTGTTCCTGTTCCTAATTTTCCTGTCACGAAGCAGTTAAATGCTAAACTCCATCTCTCTTTGTCCACTTCTTGGGGAGGTACTGTATGTTCTAACCATGATGGAAATATAAGCAAATCACCAGTCACAGGTTTCAAGCCATAATAATCAAGATTGAATTGATTGTTGTTTTTGTTTTTAAAAGTTGGTTTGATTGTTTCGTGAAATAGATTTGTATAAAAATACGGTTTGTTAAAAACTATGGGTGCTGAAGATTCATCACTTTCAATATAATACACTCCGCTTATCATAGAATTAGGATGTGAATGCTGATGATTTAGATCTGCTTTTCCATACTTGTTGACCCAACTTGTTGTCAGTTCGAATTTTTGTTCCACGTCTAAAATTTCACTGGTAAAATGATTTACTGCTTTCAGTATTTGTTGTCTTAAATTTTTTAATTGAGGCTGATCTAAAACTTTCATACCTTTATTAATAGCATCTTCATTATCAGATTCATACAATCCAACACTTTGTGGAGGGAAATCTAAGTTTTTAATCCATGTTTTTTCTATTGGATCTAAACTTGCTATATTGGTTTTGAATAGAGGAACAGAAAATAAGGGAATGGTTCTTTGTTGCATATTAAAAATAATACAACAAAATTTATATTATGTCAATGATTTATTAACCAATTGTGAAAGAATATCCAACTCCACCACCTGTCTGAGTCTTGACTTCGGCTTCCAGTCTTTCCATTTCGGTAGCGGCTTCGGTTTTGAGAGCATCACCATTCAATGATGATCCTCCTTGTGGGCCTGCTATGGTGTTGAATTTGCTTCTGGCTTCACCCAGCATATACTTGCATTTTGCTAGAGTGTAATCTTTTAACCATTTTTTTGCCAAATAATCTTTTAATAATTCTGAATCTGGTCTGTAATTGTAACACTCTAAAA